TACAATGAAAAAAGCGATTATAGTAGGTAACGGCCCAAGTGTAAGATGGGATGTAGTACGAGATTTTATTGGCTATAAAATTGCCTTAGATGTTAATTTTCAAAAATTTTGTAATGTAGTTCAACGTCCTCCAGATTATATTGTTACTTTAGAAGATAATAATTTGAATGAGTATATGCCTTTTAGAGTTATAAATGATAGATGGCGACCTCCAGTTGTTACATCTTCAAGGACTACACAAGATTCTGTTAAATTTTTAAAAGAAAATAAATTTCCAGTTGTAAATTATAATCATGAACTTGATACTATAGTTTGGAATGTTGGAATGTATGCTTGGTTATGGGCATGGGATATTTTACAATGTGATGAGATACATCTCACTGGATTTGATCATTTAACACCAGAAGTTGAATCTTCTTGGTTTAAGTTACATAGAGAAACATTTAATGAGTTTGAAAACTACTATGTACCTGATAATGTTAATACAGTATTAGTTCCTGATGTAAATGTGAAAATGGGAGATAAGAAAGACTTTCCGGGATTTGATAATTTAGATAAATACAGAAAATATAGAGTTAACAGAGATAAGCTTATTATTCGTCAATTAAATGGGTGTACTAATGCATAGTTGGTTTACTGTTTCTAAAGATGGGGAGCAGAAAAGGTATGAACCACATGTTTACACAATAGCAGAGATAGATATTCCTAATTTAGATAAAATTATATTACAAGAAGAAGAAGAAGATATACCAACTTTAATTATTCATTTTGATGATCCAAGAAAAAGACCTATCTATGTAAGAAGAATAGAAATGCCTACTGGTGCTAGACCGTATAAAGTAGTATGTCATATTATAGGATGGCAAATGAATATTGGTGGGGAAAATATTCAAAGTATACAATATGTTTTTGAGACTGTAGGAAGATTAGAGGTAGAAATTGATCCTGATGATGATACAAAAAGAATTACAGTTAATAGAGATTATCATTGGATTGAGTCTGCTGGAAAGTTTGATAGAGAAAGAAACTCATGGTTTGCATCTCCCGGTGAGAGACAAATCAATATGATTGGCTCTAAAGTAGATGGCTGATACTAAGCTATTAGATTTTACGGATGACACAGATCCAACCAGCGATGATAAAATCTATGTAGTACATGATCCCGGTGGAACTCCTGCTAATAGAGATGTAACATTAGGTAATCTTAGAAAAGCTCTAGGAGGGATTCATGATGTTTGGGTTGGTGCTACAGGAATGTGGCCTAGTACAACTACTGGTTGTGCAGCTCTAGCAAAGAGAGAAATTGTTTCTGGTGTAGATATTCAAACATTAAACTTTGATGGTGCTACGGATGAAACTGCACAGTTTACAATACCACTTCCTAGAAATTTTGATAACGCAACAATAACATTTCATGTTTATTGGACTTCTGCTACAGGTACAGCAACAATATAATCTGGAGGACGTTGAACTACATTACAAAATTTTTGAAAATTAACATCTAAGGCAATTTTATAGCCAATAAAATCTCGTACTACATCCCATCTTACACTTGGGCCGTTACCTACTATAATCGCTTTTTTCATTGTATTGATTTTCAATCAAGATCATGGTATTGATCGTTCTATATAAATTGTTCTATGTCTCATCGAATCTCCAAGTAAATGTCTCTGGAGTTGCAGGTTTAGTTCCTGCAGTTGCTGTAGTTCCCACTTCAACTTGGTAGACCATTCTATCACCGAATTCCCCAGTACCTGTTGTTGTACCTGCTACTAGATTTGGTGCTCCTGTAGTAAATGCAAATATATCTGTTGGTACTGAAGTCATATTAGAATAAGAAGTAGTTGTTAATTGGTTTCCTGTTACAGCCGGAGTTCCGGTTGCTATTGAATAACTAGTTGCAGTTTCTCCTTTTGCGGTGATACCAGTACCATAAGTATTAGAACCATCAGTAAACCATTCTATATTATCAATTAAATTATCAGGTGCAACAGTTGTTTCTAATCTTGTAGTTACCCAATATGAATAATTTGTTCCTGCAGAGGGAATTTCAATAGGGCTAGCTGTATCAGCCGTAGTATGAGCATCTGCTGCATTTGCTCTTGTATTAATACTTGTAATTGGAGTTACTGTTGGCCCAGCACCCGTCAAACGATTAATTAAAACTGTAGCGACCATTTCTAATCTGTATATTCTAATACTTTACAAGGTTATAAACATGATGGGGACAACACATTATAAAACCTCAACTTTGGTGAAATCATATGTGAACTTTATGGAATCTGAGAATGAGACATCTCCATTCAATTCTAATTTCACATTAAATCGTTCCTCAGAAATCAATCTTGAGGGAAATACCTTTGGTTCTAAAACCTTAATCTTTTCATCTATTGGAATCATTTTAGGATTCCTCAAAACTGTAGATGAAGTATTTTTAATCACTAAATCAACAATACCACTATCTCCAGTGGTTGTCATTTTGATCTTTTTTACCTCTTTTTTACCAGCTTTATCAAAAACTGTAAGCAGTGTATGTACCATATCAACCATCCTTAGTTTTTACGTATTTACTCTTTTTCACAGGTAATGTTTTAAATCCAGTACCTTGAATCTCTTTTCTATCAAACGTTACAACCTTTCTATCCTTTTTAATTATAAAATCTACTTCTTTCTTTTTTTCTGTCATTTTTGATTTCTTTGGTCTACTCTCCCTAATACATATTGCTACATCTTGCTTGCTAGGAGCATGACCTTTTTTAGCAAGACACCTATTAACTGAAGATTGTTCTCCTTTATCTAGTTTATGCTCACTAAGATAGCTAATTACCTCTGCTTGTGTCATATATTCATCTGTCATGCCTGTCTTTGTTTTTCTCTAATACCAGATGTTATCTTTGGTCTAGTCTTGCTATCTCCTTTTTGGATTAAGTTATTAGCTCTTGCTTGAGGTGATTCTTGTCCACCTGTTCTAGATTGGGAATTCTGCCTAGATAAGTCTTCTGTTGCGTTTCCACCACCGGGTTGACTTGCTTTTCTTAGTTTCTCAAGCTCTGCTTTCTGTTTTTTAGTTGCAGGATCTAATCCCATGATTGCTCTTATCTCATCTTGTGTAAAATGTCCTGTTTCCTTCAAAACTGCAGCAATCTTTGCTAATTCTGATCTATCTCTATCTAAGATTAATCTATTCTTAATATGTATTCTATCTCTTACAGACTTTCTAATTCCCGGTCTTGCAATAGATATATGTAATCGTATAAGCTGTTCCATCTTCTTTTGAATTGGTTTTGCATATAACTCTGCACGTAATCCCATAAATGATGTTGATTGAATTAATGAAGTGAAACCTTTACTTTCACCACCCATTAATGCTGAAGGTGCTCCCATAGGGCCACCTATAAGTTGATTGAGTTGATCTAGTTTCATACTAGGATCTTGCCAGTTAGTACTTTTTGGTTCTACATAACCTATTTGTACACCCTGACCAACTACATATCCTTGATCTGCTTCTCTACGTCTAATATTTACATTATAATCTTGAATTGCCTTTGTTGCAGCAGCTTTTGAAGAAGCTTCCTTTTGTGCAAATGTTCCAGTAAACTTACTCATATCATACTGTGATAGATCTAGTGTATGAACTTCTCTTGGTAGTGCTCTGTTACTCCATATCATATCATTTCGTATTAAGAGTTGTTTCCATTTTAGAATTGCAAATAGAGAGTTAATTGGTGCAGTACTCCATACATTTAGAGTCCATCTACCTAAATTGTCTTTAATTTGATTTCTACGTGGATTAAAACTAATATGACATATTCTAGTTGATTTAAACACTTGATCTGCTACATCAGGTTGTATTAGGTGTTCATCTAGAACATACCACTTTGGATTCTGTATCATTGGTTGATTGAACTCTATTGCACTATTTAGTTGACTTCTATTGTCTATTGCAGTAACCCACTGCATTGGTAATGGTTGTAGTGATACAATACCAGTACTATTGAATTTAATTAAATCTACAGCATCTCCATACTTCCATAGGTCTATTGTGTAATTATAAAATAATCTCTTTACATCCATCTTCTCCATGAACTCATTTGCAACTTTAACTGCGTTCTTCTCTTCATTAGTTAGTTCTTCACCGGGTTCACCTGATATAGAAGTACATGCACAATCTCCAATAGATTTAGCAATCATAATCGCCATAAGCTCTATTGCGGAGTAAAGTCTTTCATCTGAAGTATAAAGAGAGTCTGCAAATGCATATCTGTTAGTTTGTCTAGTAAAAGCAGAATCTGCTTCCCTACCACCTATAATATTAACTGGTAGAACTACTAGAGGATTAGTAGATTGAATAGTTGTATCTAGAGGATCACTTCTTGTACTCATACCTGAGTCTGATTTTCTGAATCTGTCAAAAATTCCCATGTCTAAAATGTTGCTACAAAGTGGCTTACGCTGTTACCGTTATTTAATCTTGCCTCCTCTTGCTCTCGTCTAATGAAGGATGTGAGCTGTGCGATGGTATCTGCTTGGTCTTTAGACCCAGAACGGGGGTGATCAACCTTTTTATTATTTTGAATAGTAAGTTCACGAAATTCCTTGAATAAGTAATTAGAATAGGGGACTGTAGTGTTACCGTTATAGAGATCGTTTCTGGTGTAGATCCAGTCTGGCAACTTGACCATATTTTGGATGACTGAGATCCCGTAACGTTGAGCCATAAGTTGGAGTTCGCTGTGGAGGTACACGTCAAAAATGTAGTATTTGACCGGTAGTGTTTCAAAAATAGGTTTGAGAACCTTTGCAATCTCATTTGTCTTAATTTCATCATTTTTGGCTGCTTTGAATATAGTAGAGCCTATTACTTTAATTTTGTTGTCACCACTTAAATATCCTACGGATAAGCCAAATCCATCATGTAAAACTGCAGGATCTGTGGTTACATAGTAATCTAAGGCATCTGGATGTACTACTAATTGAGTAAAGTCTATTTCGGGTATAAATGCATCTCTTGATAGTCTATCAGGCTCTCCCATGAATAAATTACGAATTGGTTTACATCTTTCTGCAACATCATTCAATAATGCACCATTGAAGAGATTCTCTCTCATTGACATAGGTTGAGCACCCATATCCCTATCCCACCTCTCAGGATCTTTGGCTCTTTCAATAGCCCTAGTTTCCTCATCAGCAGAATCTGGATCAAGTTCCCATGTTGGTTTCCAAAGAGTTAGAGTAGTAGGCCATTTTTCTGTTCTTGCTCTTTTTAGAGTTGTTGTTAAATAATCTCCTTCATATGTAGGTGAACCAATCATTACTTTAACTCCCTCATTCCATTTTAGAAAGTTATTTGTAGATTTTGATAATTTCTGATATGTATCTTCAGGAGCATCATAAGTTGCAATTTCATCTGCAACAAATGATTTTACAGTTCTTCCTACATTAGAACTAAGATTACTACCAAGTGCCTTACATACTATGTTCTTTGGAAATTTTAATTGATATGAAGTGTAATCGGGTTGTTGAGCCATGAAGTAAGGACTATTTTGTACTAACTCTATAATTTTCCTGAATACAGTATCTTTTGCTTGGTCTCTAGAGTTTGCAACATTGATATTTGATATTTCAGTACCCGGCCCTAAATTATAATGTTCTTGTGGATTTTTCATCATTAGTAACTTGTAGGTCTCAATTAAACTAATTTGTCCTGCTCCCATAGACTTTCCAGACCTCATACCACCCATAAAGATTAATTCAGAGTAAATTCTCTTACCTTCATTAGTATATTTATAAAAATCATTAAACAGTTCTGCTTTTGCAGGCCACAGTGGATAATTGCCCATTTTTGGATGATCCCAGAAAAATACTGGATCAACACTCGCTTTGAGCTCTAAAAGTAGTTTTTCTCCTATAGGTATGTTGTTCCAGTCATCTGGGTCACAACTTGCATCAAGGTAAGATTTTACCATCTTTTATTGTTGTAATCAAGGGTGCTAAGGTATTTGCAAACTTTTTCTTGCAATTTACACATGCATCCTGAAGTACTTGAGCAACTACATTTTTATATTCCACATTAAGATTATTAATGTGAACATGTTGTGATGACCCCTTACCTATGGTTTCTATATTTTGTAATGCTTCTATTGTGTGTCGAGCTTCTGCTAATAATCCAGTCCATGCCTTTATCAGAGAAGGATGAGCCTCAGATGAAATTGAGCTGTCAAGAGCTTCTATCTTCGCCCCAACTTTTCCGAGAGCATCAATTAGTTCGCCACGTTTGTCTACAAGCTCGGTAGCAAGCAACTCAGAATTTCTAGAGAACAATAATGCTACTTCTGGTTTTAAATGATTCCTAATATGATTATAAAATTTGTATACAGTACAGTCTACGTTATCTAATTTAAGAGAATCAACTAATTCCTTTACAGTTCTCTTTTTGTCTAAATAGTCAGTTTCATATGGTTCTATGCCTTCAAAGAGACATAATTCACATCCACCTGTTCTAACTGGTATGTTTTTTGTGTTGTTCATAATTTTTACATCTTAAGTGAACTCCTCCACTATATTCTTTTAATTCAAAATCTGCACCACATCCACATTTCATTTCATATCACATATCATACATTTACCATCTCTAAGCGAACTATATCTTTTATTCTCCCAACATTTACCACATACTTTTATAGGTTCCATCATAGTATATCACTTGATATCCTTACTTCCCAATTCTCTCCAACCTTATTTTGTTTTTCGGTACATCTAATACAGGTTCTATAAACCTCCTTAAAAGTGATCACTTGTACCCATTCATGATCTTTGCCATCTCTACAGTCTGTCATTTGTTTTTAGTTATGCTCTGATATAGATATATACCTTCTGCATATATACTTTATTAATGTTGAGGTTTCCCTGTCATATTCGAGAGTTTTATATTCAAGAAGTTATAAGTAAATGTCTTATGAACTTTATTACA